CAGGGACCAGCCCCCCGACCATTAAGCTTGCACTTAATGACCGTTTTCCTGGTCCCTGCTACGCTCAGATGCGTTTCGAAAATGTTTCATAGGTTTTCCAGAGTTATGTATTCCTCTGGGTCCCTATTTGACGGAGAAACCATCAACGTTGACAGGATTCGTTTCCTTCCTCACGTGAGCACCATCAGAATGCATTCCCTGCGAAGGAACACAAACCTAAGCAATAATCCTCTCGGACGTCTTGCCGCTCACGATCAGAGCACGAAGGTTTTATCCCTCATGCTTTCCTGGATGTAAGTAAGATGTATGTCAAGTCGTATTACACGATTCGGCGTCTCTTCCTTCCTTTCAGAAGGTGATTTGATTATCCTACTTCAGTCCGATAAACTAGGTGGTCTATTTCAACTCCTGTTGCTTATCGGCCTTCAGGGCCGATTTCAAGCTTAACTAACGGTATTCGCGGATTGAGGTGTGACCCTCGCACCTCGATTCGGCGTCTCTTCCTGAAGTTACTCAGGCGATTTGATTATTCCACTTCAGTATATCTAGGTAGGTGATCCATTTAAATTCCTGTTCCTAAATACACCTTCGGAGCCGAGCTCAAGATACCGCTTCTTTAGGGAGTCCCCTCCCTAAAGACCATCTTACTTACAACTAGTTGACTGGGTCAACAGTTGCTCTAAACGTACTAGAGTATCTATACCATCTCTTTAGCATCTTCGATTCGGATGTCGGAGGCTTCGCCTCTGATACCCGCGTCTGGATGTTTCTTGGAAATGGTAAAGACGCAAACGCAGTTTCGATCTCTCGAAGTTGCGCCCACAGATTCTCAAGACCTTCCCAGTCTAGGTCCACTCCCGTCGATGACGGTTGTTGTCCCTTAGGCGCGGGAACTAACCGAGGAGCTGCAGTCGGTACCCAAAATGCGTTTGATGGCACTTCGATGGCGTATGTCCAAGGTCCCGGATTAGGGGACCTGTCCATAGACCACGCTCGCTCTAGAGAAGCATTATACTCCTCTAAAGTCTGCGGCCTCTTCCACTGCCCATCGATCAGTTTCGCGTCGGTTGGTTCAAAAACCATAACCTCCGGTTGTGGTTGGCCAAGTGAGATCTCCTCTAGCTTAGTACGTAGGTCCCGAGCGGCTATGACCGAATCTAGAAAGGCTTCCCGATACACCGTCTCATTTAGGGAATCCACAACCGCGCTAGGCGTGGTTGCTTCAATCCCCGGATGAGATGATGCACGATCGGCCCCTCTAGAAACCGTGCCATAGTGTTCGCGATCCCTGTAAACCGTCCCTAACCTCTTAGCAACGGCGATTAAGTCGTTGTAAGAGTCTAGGTATTCAAGCATGAGTTTAACCTCTTGCTCGAAGAATAGTTTACATAGACCGTGAACCCGAGTCACCGAAGTCTTATAGAGCGAAGTTACCGATTTCAAGGGTAACCAGCCTTTTAAGCCTACGTAACCCGGCCCCCCAGGACCATAGAACGTGACTATGTAGTTACGAAGTCGTTTAGGAAGACTGAATAATCGTTTTGACGCTGAAGCTTTCGCGCGATACCCATACCCTAAGACAGATAGCATCTGTCCAAAGGATAGTGAGTATTTACGCGTCAACTCCAATAGACCAGCAAGGGATTGCCGGCCTACCACAAATTCGGCAAAAGGAACCATTGAGACGTTCGTCCCGTTAAGGAACGTTCGTTTCGCAAATTCCAATGCCTTACCTGTTGTTGAGATCAGGGACTTGTGGGCCCCGATCCCAACGTCTAACGATTTCATTATTCCCGCGTACTCCTTGGCCACACAGTCACGCGCTATGACCACGTCGTCTCCCAAGACGGCGTAGCCTGCGTACCATGGTTTACTAGGAGTAAGCACACCTGCCTTAAAGGCAGACCACTGAACGATCGCATGGTGTAGAAACGCTAACATAGCCCATGAGCTGAGCGCACCCATTGGTTGACCGGTCGCATATTGAACGTAGCCTAAATCGGAGATGGTCTGTTTAGGACCACCTTCCGGTTTCCAGGTTTTCGGACAACTATACTTCCGACCGACCAATAGGCAACCCCACAACTCTGCCCCCCAACTTGTTAAGAAGGGAGACAGTAGTACTTTTTGAAGTACGATAGGTAGACGATCAGTCGCGGCCGACAGGTCAAATGAATACAAGGAAATAGGCTTAGAGAATTTCTTCTCCTCACCTTCTTTCCAAGTAAACAAGTTCCTTATCGGACGCTCCTGGTCGAATGTCCCATCTTGTGGTATCCGCTCCAATAGCCCAAAGATCGCTTTATGAAGACGATCAAAGAGCCATTGTGTCCATGGGTCTACCATAGCGAACACCCGAACCTTTCCAGCTGGTTCCGGCTTGAACCCCAGTTTCCCAAGCCAATTAGTTGCTTCAAAAGGACACGGTGGTCCTCCTGATGAGAGGGGAAGGGAATCCTCCCACACCCACAACTCTTTGGCCCAAGATTCTATCCTGTTCAGCACCCACTGATTTCCAGTCATCTTACACCAATTTTCTAACATTGGATAAAGAGGACTGTGTAACCAAGTGTAT